CATGGCCCAAAGGCTTACGAAGAAACACACGCAAAGCAGGATCCGTCGAGAATACCGGTTGGAGCCGATCCCCCGTGGGTTGGACCTCCAGTTCACAATAAGCATCGTCCCCTGCGGCAGGGGCATTCACATCGGAGAAAACAGTCCCAGCAGGAGCATCCCAGATTCTGTAAAGCGGCACTTCTGCTCGGCGAACTCGTGCCTTCAAGGTGGATATGGCCGCCCCATTGACCGTGGCTGCATAGGTTGGCGGACTCACAGGCTCATACGCCAAAGGAGCCAGTCCGAAGAACATGGGATCCGGACTAGACAGCAATGCCGGAGCCGCTGGGGGGTTTCCTGTTAGGCGAGAATCATCTACCCGGTAGGCTGAGTTCCAGAGATCCGTTGCCAGGGCAGGCAACGTAACCTGAAGGTTTACGGCCCCAGCCGCATCCGTGGGCAGGATATAGGCCACCCCAGATACTAGCATCATGGGAGGAACTGCCGGCAATTGCCAGTGGTCTAATCCTGTAACAGCCGGGAGTACCTCGTCATCCTGATACAATCTGGCACGCATCGTGTGATAGGTTTCAGCCGCATACCCGTAATCTGGAGCCGGACCCAACGGTGAAGGGGCCGTCAGACTGGTTTCTTCATTGACCAGGTTTGCTAACGCTTCGGGAGCAGAACCACCAACCAGGGAAGCCCCAAACACGGGGTACCCGTCGGTAACATCGTTGGGTAGAATGCCGTCCCGAACAAAGGACTCGAAGTCCTTTTCCTTCTGGAAATGAATGAGCCAGTAAGACCCCATCTCTCCTGGGCGACCCGTGTCAGATCCGATCACAGCAAAAGAATGACGGAAACGGGCAACCTGCCAGGTCCAATAGTCCTGTGGGAAGTTAGCGTAGTTTCCAGCCTGGGCCAGAACAGGTACACCGGAGACTAGAACCAAGGCCCCGCCAGAATCAGCAACCGCAACATGGGGATCCGCCGGGAAGAAGTAACGGGCTACTTCCTTGGTGGTATAGGGACTGGTCCCCTTAGGGGTGTACTTCAACCCAGTACCGGGGCTGTAATCATCCAGATAGGGGAGCCGATATCGGAAGAGGTTGCCCGAGACCAACAGGGTGTGGTCAAGACAGACGTAATCACCAGCCGGATCCCGTCCCGGAAGGGTAGCGACAATAACCGGGCTGTACGCAGTCCCGTCTGCTCCCAAAACCGGGATGCCATAGGGCAACAGACTACCACCAGCCGTTGGGTCCGTTCCCAAACGAACCTGACCCGGAGCCGGAACCAACCCATTCAGGAATCGTTTAGCCCCTGGAACCCCATCCCCATCCAGATCGTCCCAGGGGGAACGAAGGGCCGTACCGTCTATCTCGGATACCCCGGTGTAAAGCTCTCTCAGGTTGTACTGACCTGACGCTCGACCTGGATATGAGAAGGGATCATATTCCCCATCTGCATTGGTGCCCCACCCGAAGATTCCTCCAGGGCCACCATCACAAGGAGCACTTGCGGCTGAATCCAAATCAAAACAAGTGTCTCCCAGGATCCCCTGACCCGCCAACAGAGCCGCAACACAACGATCCTGAAGATCCTGGGCCAAGAAAGCTGCTGTGTCGCCATTGGCAGGCCAATGAATGAGAGCCAAAACCCCCCGGTCAGCCGGGAACAGTGTACCACTGACACAAACGAGACGATGAGCTGACAGTAGCCCGACATCGGCCTGCCGCTCGTAGATGCGGAGGGTCTTGGTCAAATCCAACGGACCCCCGACAAAACCTGGATCCCTAGAAAAACCACCTGCGAAGGTCAACCCAGAGCCGCCACCAGGAGAGTCGGCATGACTGATGTTCCATACCAGGTCCGTGACGGGATCCGCTCCAATGGGGTTGAATTCGGCATCAAGAGCCGGAGAAGGTTGGACCAGATAGTAAGGATAGACAAGGTCACCCGTATTCAGAAGCGCACTGCCGCCAACAACCCGGCCATTGACATCTGAGTCAATGAGTTTCAGGGCACCCCAATCTGGAATGCCCGATCCCTGAAGATGAACGGCCCAACAACCCAACTTAGGGGGTTCAACCGAAATGGCCCCCATCAACTCATCAAGTGCTCCTTCGACATTCTGCGACTCGAACAATGGAGGCTGTCCGTCGATCCCAATAGCGACAGCCATATGCGCCCCTTTGGGATCATCCAGATGTAGATTCAGGGCAGCCGACAGACCGCCCAAAACCGACAAGGGGGGAAGCCCTGGTCGGGGAGTACCTCCTCCGGCAGGAATGTAGCCCACGCTTCCCATGGACCCTGGAGATCCCGGCTTGGTAATCAGAACCAGGGCATCGGCTTCCGCCGCTGAAATCTTCCCAGGGCCAATCTGGATGGAACCTGGATTTACTATGTTTGGCATGTTACGCCCTGTCTCCCACCAACATGATCAGATGACGGGTCCGATAGACTGCTGCACAAGTGCGGTTGTCCGCATGGGGATCAAGGAACCGCACCGCATTGTTATCATCCAGAGCCGCGAACCGAGTCAGAACCACCAACACCAGTTCATTCCTGCGGAACAAAAGCCCTCCGGCAACCCCCGGCACCTCATCCACGATGCGGGCCAGGAAGGGGAAAAACACTTTGTGTCGGACGGCTCCGAACAAGGGTTGGGAAATCATCGTGGGTCGGTATACCGTGTCATCGGCAAACGGATAGAAGGCCCGGAACTCAGCATCCTTGCGAGGTGTTTTCCAGTTATCAAGCCCCCCGAAATCAAAGGCGTGTTGAGAGTCCACTTGCACAAAGGGGTGTAGTGAGAGCAATCCTGTGTTGGCATTGAAATCGTCGATGGTCACACTGGTCGTGGCACAGAAATACCACTCCCTGGTTGTCCCAGCAACAACAGTTACCGGGTCCAACGGGGAACCGTCCAGGATCGGAATCTGACATCCTGGCAGAAGCCACGGGAACCCTTGGTCGAGTGAACCCACACCCGTTTGACCAGTCCAAATTTCGGGACTGATCAGAAGGGGATCCACCGTGAGAAGGGTCGGACAAACCCCATCCCCGGTGGTCATAATATCGCCTTCCTTGACCCCGGCCGTTTGTGGAACACGAGAACGGAAATAGACTGCTACCTGGTAGCCACCACCAAGGACCCCGTAGTTGGGGATTGCATCCTGGGGGAAATACTTGATCTCACACAGGGTTTGTCCAGTTCCGGCCAGGTTCTGCGAGAGTACCACTTTGCGGCTACTGCTCCCATATTCTGTCAGGGTTTGGTCTATAGGTCTGGCCACAGGCACACTCAGGTCAATCACAGCCGTCTGTTGTGCTCTTGCTCCGTATACCCGGCGAGGGAAATATAGGTTTCGTCTGTCTCTGCTCACGATTGTTTCAAGACCGTTGTCTCCCACAGGAACTCCGGGATGAGCAGGACCGGCCGGGTCATAGGTCTCATTGGCCACGTATTCCAGTTTGACCTCTCGATACAGAGGTCGGAAACCGGGGGCCAAAAGGGCTTCCATATCCAATGGTTGTTGTCCAGGAGCATTCTCGATAATGGGGCCGGGTCCAGCCGGTCCGGAACCATCATAGACAACCGGATCCGGGACAACCTCGAAGTCAGGGGTGTCCGTGGTTCCAGAACCCAACGGATAGGTGATCTCAAGTTCGACGAAGATCCGTCTCGGACTCCCATCCCGACGGGGAAATCCCAAGATGGTTCTCCCTGCCATGTGGTAGGGGGCCACATTCAATCCACCAGTAGCCTCAGTGTCAGTCTTGTCGAGAGTGACCTCCAGATGCGTCGTGCCCAAGCCCTGAATCAACAGAACCTTGACTTGTTGATCCACGGCAGCCGTGAAATGTCCATCGTCATGATAGACACTGAGAACGTCAGTTATGACCGTCCCCACCGGGGCGAAGCTGTTGAAAAAGTTAGGGGCCGCATAGGTGTCAATGGCTTGTCCGCCCTGGAAAACAACCCCCAGAGTTGAAACCCCCAGGAACTCCAAATCGACATGGAGAACATCCCCCTCATACCAGGCATCTGCGTCCATCGGAACACCAGGTGCAGATTCGGCTTTCCAGGCATACTTGCCCGCATTGACTGTTCCCGGAGGAACCGGACCACCCTGGGCTAGTGGCCCTAGTCGGTCTCCCGGCCAGAAAGAAAAGACCACTCGTTCGATTACGGGTTGATCGCCGAATCGACGGGCGATGTGATCAAAGTTTCGGATGAACTCTCCCCGAGGGGTGTCTCCCGAAACAGGGAATGCACCACCCAGAGCATTTGACCGACCAATCTCGTTGCATACGAGGAACTGGGTAGAAACATCCCCTGAATCCCCCCCCAGAACCTGTTTTGAAGCTGTATCCACAGACCAAGTTCGAGTGGAACCATCCAGCAGGGAATGAATCTGATACTGAAGCTCGCTCGCCAAATCCCAACCGGGGAAAGCAATGTGTCGCCGCAGGTCCAGCAGGTTGTCTTGCACAACCACATCACAGAAATGACCATCGGGACGGTCAGACAAGCCAGCCGGGATTGGACCTAGAGGCCCGTTATAGCCGGGGTGTCCGTATCGAGGCGCACCATTGGTGTTCTCAACGGGGTCAAAGCCTTTCCAGCCTGCAAGTTGAGAAGACACGTCATTGTGTCGATGGACAAAACAGATAGGGATCGCGTACACAAAGCCATCGGCAGCCCCAAGGTCTATAGCCGCTTGTTCCGAGCCATCTCCAGCAATCCAAAGACCATCATCCCGAATGTCATACTCCACGGCTGAGGAATTGAGCCAGACCTTGGTCTTGTCAGCCTGAACAAAGGGGTAGTTGGCTGCCGGGCTGGTCCTGGCGGCCTGTGCAAAGATTCCAGGTGTTGGAGGCGGCCCGGCAAAGAGATTTGAAAACCCGTCCGGATGTTTCTTGTAGTTGACCCCTTCCTGAATCCCTGTTCGCCGAACTTGATACTGAACCTGAATCCGTTGAGTGGTTTCAGTATCCACCACCGGATCCATCAAGTCATCAGGCAACCAGACGGGGGCGGGAGAACAGACGTTCCCATGTCGCCAGAGATGAGCTTGGTCGGGTTTGTTTGGTCTGTCGGCACCCCCTGAAAAGCTGGCACCCGATGGTGCTAACGATCCTGGGTTGGCCACGGAAACGGCCAAAGAGATGAAGTTGCCTGTTCCTGGCGGACCAATGGTTCCGGCTCCGGGCACGACCGCCTCAAGCAAGACTGTATCTCCAGATGCTCGGGCCGAAATGACCGTGGAGAAAGTGTTGGCCGGATTGTTGAAAGCATCGGCAATGATGATGGCCTGAGCCTCCACCGTCGCAGCAGGAACCAGAAACTGATTGACCCCTGGGGCAGCACTGGCTGTCATCTGATTGACAGGGAGTATCCCGTTCACACGGATCCAATCCCCGGCCACTACTCCACCAGCCCCCACAGCCGTCACTTGAATGCTGGCCGATGCTTTGGGGCTTGGGGCAACCAGAGTCTTCCAGACCTCCAGGAAGATGAAATCTGTCCGCTTTACCGTGGTCGATGTCCCGTCGTAGATTTGAGGAGAGGCTAGCGGAATGATATTCCAACCCGGTGTCCTGGTGTAGTTGTACTCGACCACGATGGGCATCCCTGCCACCTTTGCCTCCAGACGAGGCAACAGGAAACAGTTGATCATCGTGCGGTCAGACCAGAATCCAAAATCATCAGCCCCAACCGACCCAATTGACACTGGGTTGGGACTGTCGTCCACAATGCCCGCTGGGGCCACTCCCATGGTGTAATCGGTGTAGCCATCCCGTCGCATGACTCCACGGAGCCAACCAGAGGGGGTCTGCCAACGGTCCAGAATCCCAGAGGCTTCCTGAGGGGCACCTTGCTTCAGTTGAAGCTCGGAATCGAGAACAGCTTTCCCGGACTGGAACACCACAGTGTAGAGCGAACGATCCCCGGTCTCCATAGACCGCGAGACTGTGTTGGGGGTCTGGACTACACAAGCCGGGTCACCAAGTCCGGCATACTGGATCTTGTGGTCTTTTACAGACATCGTTTGACCTGTCCAAACCGTTTCGGATCCGTCCGCAAATTACTCTGCACAGTCTCCCACAATGGGATCTGAGCAGCACACAAAGCCTCAATAGAGTCCCATAAAGGACCGGGGCTAAGCACAAACACCTGGTCCCCTGTCTCCCGCTGGAAGATTTCTACCCGTGTTCGCGTCCCGGTCGGGAGAAAACCGCCCTCTCTTAACCAGCCCGCCGTTTCCACCCATCCTGCTGGGATCACATCCCAGAGAGGTTTGAACAGACGGAAAGCAGGGGTCCAATCCAAGCCGGTCACTTGGGGGCGATACTCATAGGACACCCCCTCATGGAGAAGCACTCGGACGAAATTGGCTTCCATCAGGGACCGACAAGGATGAGAGATCCCCCTCCTGATTCCCAGAATGGTGTGACCCGCTTCGTTGAGTTCACCTTTGGTACGACCCCGACTGATAGCCGTGCGATGCTCAGGGGACAGCTTTTGACCCGTCCAGGGGGCAACAGCCTTCAGCTTCTTCGACTGTTCGGCTCGGGCCTCGGGGGTTTGCCATCTCTGAGTGGCCGCTCTGGATTGCCGGGCACGACATTCAGGAGAGCGTTTCCGACTCTCTTCCGTATCGAGTCTGGCTCCCGGATGGGCCGCCAAGTAACTTTGTGCATCCATCTTGTGTGCTGCCCGTAGATGCCGCCGTAGTTGTCGGCGAATGACGGCACACTCCAGGCAACGCAAGACCGGTTCAGCCTGACCAACCATCTGACTGCCCATCGGATTCTGTGGGGCTACAACTTGCATTTACCCCCCACCCCCGCGAAAACACACAGGAATGCTTACCGTCCACCGGATGAGAGTCAGGTAGTTGGCTGTGGGCCAACTTGAGAGAGACCTGAGTCTGGTAGGACAGTGACTCATCTAAAAGGTCAATCTCCAGGTTATTGAGAGAATTGCGGTACTCGGCTTGGCGACACATGCGAAGGTCAAGTAGTTTGCCATAAGGTCGTATCCGGTCACATCAATGGTTGCGTCGTAGCTGGTTGGACCGTTGTTGATTGGATTCTTGGTGGCCGGGTTGAGGCTCGCTGTACACATCAACCCCATCTCATTGAGTGGCCCTACGGCTTCACCCTCTCCGAAGGTCGTGGTGAAGTCTACGATGTTCGTGGGATAGGCAACAGCAATACCAGCCACGTTTCGGTACTGAGTAGAGGCAAATGCCTTGCGGCCGATCTCTTCATTGAGCTTGCGTTGGGTTGTCTGCGGAGCATCCGGGGAGAGTAGGTTGCCTGTAGCCCCAGTGCCAACCCCGAGCATGGTCAACCCATTGCTCTGCACCCGACTGGGATCAAGACTGTTACGAAACAGCCGGGCTGCCAAAATCCCGGCATCAAGGGTAATTGTTTGGAAACGCCGCCATTCAACAAGGATTTTCCCTGATCTGGCATCCCACATTTTGAAAAGAAACTCGCCAGTAGCTCTCTGCATGAAACAAGGGGACATCTGTATATTATTGTCCATGCTTCCGGATCCCCTTTCTCACCACAATTTGAAAATTCAACTCCGGATATTGCGCCTGAAAGGCCATGATCTTCGGATAGGTCTTGTGCGACGGGCTCCACCACCCCTTCACGTCTTCCAACAAAACATCTGTTTTGGGGAGCCTGTGCAGAAAGGCCACCGGATCTTGTAGGCTGACTCCCCGTGCAACTTGAGGGAGGATCCAAAAATCGGGTCTATATGTGGTTCGTTTCCCATCCATCATTAAGGGATATGCCTCGATCTCATAGAGCCAAACCTCTTTCGCTGCATCTAACTCTTGGGCACGTTGAATTTCCGAGGAGGACCGGAGCCAAATTTGACCCTGACACGGAGAGGCATAATAAGCGCCCTTTCCGTATCCGGAAGAAAAGGGCACTGTCCGGCCCTGCTGATAGGTCTTTCTTTGACTCTCGGATTGCTTGCGTTTGGTCTCCTCAGTTGCTTTTCGGCCTCTCTTTTTTTCGATCATCCGAACACGGCCCGCAAGAACAGCTTGCGTGATGGCATGGGGTTTTCCGCGTTGAGAAGCCGCTCGTTTTTCAACAACCTCTCGCGGCATAGGCCCTGTCTTGACCCCCTTGTTCCACATGACTTGCCGAGCACGAGCCTCCCGAATCTTAGCCTTGGCTTCTTCAGTATGTCGGGCACCCCTCCGATGAGAACTCCGAACCGGCTGTTTACGTCCTTCTGCATAGGCTAAAATTAGAGAATCAGACAACTTCCGCCGGGTCCCCTCAGACAACACTTTACCCCGATGTCCCTCAGAATTTGCTCGGAGATGAGCTTCTGACTGCACTTTGCCCGTCAGGGATTGGGAGATGCGTCCCCCGATCCTGATCCGTGTTTCATTGGACAAAGAAGCCCAATACCGTCGCATTGCTTCAGCCTGTCTGGCTTTGCCTTCCGGACTTTTAGCCACGGGGTTTCTCCGATTCTTTCAGTTCCCAATAGACCAGTTGCTCCCCTGTTCGGGCATCCCGAAGGTCAAAGATGAAATACCCCTTGGCCTGTCCCATGAGAGACAGGGGTTCGACTTGAGGAAGAAACATTCCCATCTTCACTCCTTGACGGGTCGGGTTCAGATGATCTTCGTGTCGCATTGGGTCTCCAGGGCGATTCCCTACTTGTGCCCCCTGATAGACGAGTTACCGACCACGGGGGACTCGGGACTTAGAGGTGAATGACCTGCATGGTTGTCACCCCAGGTGGCAGGGCTTGGCCGCCCTGCAACACCATACCGTGCTTCGGGTCATGCACGCCTGCAACAAGAGTGGCCGCCCCGCCTCCCAGCAAGGAACTTTGAGCCAATTTGGCACCACCACTCAACAAGTATGAGCCGCCTATCTGAGGTAGACCCCCTACAATGATGAGGTCCGTGGTCAGGAAAGGCTCCAGAGAGAGCAGGTTGGACACGGAAACGGGTTCCCAACCCTCCACCAGAACCACCAAGTGCCCAGCCCAGGTGGTTCCAGCCGTTGCTCGGACACAGCCCCTGGAAATCGGATGGGTGTTGATGGCCAGGGCCAGACTGATATGAGGGGCTGGCAGAAGAGCAAATTCATTGGGGGCCACTGGGGCAACCCGTCCGACGAAGGTCACGGTATCCCCCGAGAATTCTTCACGGAAAGTGACACCCATTCCGTCTACCAACGGGGGACCAACCCACTCGATGTAGGCAGAATCGGGCTTCGGGGTCAGGGAGTCTATTCCACCCCAGGGACCGATCCGGGAGAACTCCCCGGCGAAGACCATGATAAACAAGGCTGCCCCGTCTGGGTATGCCGGACTCGACGGGTTGGCATACCAGGAAGCTGGCCGGGTTGGGGCTTTTGTGTCCGCACTGGACGGTACCGTTTCTTGAAGGGCCACGTCATGCAGGCCCACCCGCACGGCCTCTAGTCGCATGAACCAATCGGTTCGGCGCTGAATAGCCCCGTGTCCCCGACCGGCTTGAACCGAATGTGACGGCCAGTTAGGCCACAACACGGCGGTCCCAGGACCGAGAGTGCCCCCCAGCGGGATTTTCTGGGGCAGAATCTTACCTGTAGCATCCACTACTGGCCCCAGATAATGCCCCCCGCTGGCAAACAGGGTATGTCCGGGCATCCCCCCACCCTGGGACCATTGCTCTTCCTGTGGGGTTTTGGCGGGTTCCCAGAACTTGGTCCCATGGAAAGCCAGAACGTGTGCCCCTACGGTATCTCCAACTACTTGCCCGGTTTCCTTCAACCCCAGACAAGATCCTACTCCGCCAGGGAGCAAGGGTCCGGCTCCTGTGGGGCTATAGACCTTTTCTGTTCCTTCGTTGGCCACCCAACCTGAGAATCCCTCGGGGAGGATACCTTCTCCTGGGAGAGCTATGAGTCCAGTGTCCGCATCATCAGTGACCTGCATGAAGGACATGGCTTCATAAAGAGAAGCCGGGTCGTTGGTGTGTTCGAGAGTCTTGTAGGGGTCGTTCAAGACGAAAGCTGGAGTGTTCAAAACATCATTCGGGTCGTTCAAAACCGAATGGAACGTCTCTTGCCAAACGGTTTCCGCATGTTGTCCAGTTGGAACCGGAGGTGTGCCCTCGTTGAGCAAGGTCACACTATCCAGAAGGGGTTGACCCTGAAGATACGTGTTGGTGACCGGCTTTCCTGGATAGAAAGAGATGCTCAGAATTGCGTGTTCACTGGAGAAAGTCAGAGGATTCCCAGTTCTTGCAACCCGGTCATATCTCAAGGTGACCGTTTGGGTGTCCTTATCAAACGTCCAGTCCAGATAAGTGTAGATCCTCTGGGCCGCTTCATCATAGATCTGGAAGATGTCGTCGGCGAACAAATGGGTAGGCAAAAGCGACACCCGGCGGGTGTCAAGAGCCTGCACCACTACGGTTTCCAATGTCAGATCCAGAGATCGTTCCCCACTGGTAATGACACTGGCCTGGTTCAGAACCATGTGTTCCGGGGCCTTATACTCATCTGTGGGTGATTTGAAGAGTCGATACCAGACCCAATTCCAAACCTGTTGGGTCACTGCCCCGGGAAGAGAAGCCCCAAATGCCACCTTGCCCATGCCAGCTTCGACTGTGGCCAGGGGCAGGTCCAAGTATTCGACATTGATCCATCCGGCTGAAGGCTCGGCTGTTTCTGTAGCAAACCCAACTCCTGGAACCCCCGGGGTTTCGGGCTGGTAGTAGGGTGGGAGTCCTAGCTGGGGCAGGTACACCGTCACTCCCCATTCGGGGGTGCGAAGCAATCTGACATCCGTAGTCTGATCCCAGGGCACATGTTGAATGACCGATGTGGCATCCGAGTTCGGAACCAGAAGTCCATCCGTGCGAGGGATCTCCCAAGAATTGATGTGACTCTGACTCCCCCTTTTCCAGACTCCCAGTGTTCGCTGAATCGTGATAGCCCCCGGTTGTTGGTCGGACCCGACCGGAGGCAGCACCACGTAGTCTACAGATTGCCAACGAACGGTCGTCGAGAGTGTCCCACTCAAACCGAAGACACAAGTATCCGGTGTGCCACCTCCGGCAAAGTCAGCTACCACCGCAGTTGGCGTTTGGATAACATCGTCTACGAAGAGCATCATCACACCCTTGTAGAGAGCTACCCGATAGGTGTGAATCTCGTGGTCCGTCCAGGTGCTGTCATAAGACCGGACCACTGTTCCAGCTTGGTCAACCAACTCGACCTTGGGGGTTGCCCCTATTCGTAGTTGCACTCCGACATAGACCGTACTACCCATGGTAGCTCCAAGAACCATGGGTAGAAGGACCACTCCGGAATCCCAGGCCGTGACAGCCAAACGAGCGGTAAAGGCCCGGCCCCACAGGTCTTGGAAACTCGGATCGGGAGAAGTAAGTCGTGCCGAATACAAGCCCTGCCCAAACGGCCCGGCCCCTGTTGGGTCTATGGGTGCCAGCACCGTCACCAGATCAGCCAGATGGTGTGAAACGGTGAAGCCCGTAGGGGCGGTAGCGAGCCAACCCTGATCTTCAGGGTCCAACAGCCCCACCGCCCGAGCCACAGGCAGAGTCAGGAGCTTCTTGGCCTCCAATACGGGAAGCCCATCTAGATAGAGCAAGGTGGCTAGACGGACTTCACGTTGCCCATCCTGCAAGAGAATTTGGGCGTCCTGTATGCCTGTTCCAGACGTGACCGCAAATTCAGCCCGGAAGTCAAGGTTGGCATCGGGAGTGAAGAATGGCTCTAGTCGTTCGTAGCCATACGAATCTCCAGCCAACTGAGAAGTGGAACAAGCCCGGAGCCAGAGTGCTCCTTGCACAGGATCAATCTTGGAATATCCCAGACCTTGAGTAGTGTACCACTCCCCACCAGGACTGTCCTCAGGAAGGTCACTCATCAAGGCGGAAACAACATAGGAATGTCCCCGGATACTGGCACTGTCTGGGATAACCCCATATCGGGCAAAAGACCAACGGCTCCGATTCTTGGCCAACCGGCTCAAAGATCCCCAGAACACTTGACCTGGTCCCTCGGTAGACAACACCAGGGCAGTGCTGGACGGGGGTGGCATCACTGCCACGTTGCCGTCCAGGGTACCTATAGTGGTCGAGACTATGCCCGACACCTGAGCAATGGCAGTCTTCTGATTCGGGTCTGCTGTGATCCGAACGGTCAGCGGGTAACCACTCCACGGAGTCTCGAAAAGGATCTCCGGATAGACATTCCCATACCGAGTGAAATCTGCTGGAAAACTAGGCGACACTCCCACCGTGGTTGTACCATCAGTCTGTTGTACCAGACTACGAACGGTATACACCCCGGTCTGGGTTCCCGACAGAATCTGGAACCTGTCGTTGACCTGGAGGTTTCCGGGAACATCGCTGGTCTGGATCTTTACTGTGCTCAGGGCCGTAACCGTGCCCGTAACCTTGGGGCCGAGGGACCAAGCCGAGACATCATGGATCTTCAACGGGTCAAGTAGCCAGCCAAAGTGTTCCAGGCCATTGACCTGAAGTGCGCCTACCAGGTACAAATGGTGGTTGTCATGGAACCCGAGACAGATCCCGGTGAACACGCCATCCCAAGTGGCCAGCACGGCTTGGGTTGAGAAAGGATCCCTGGAATCCTCAATCTGGAACCGACCCGCCATGGAAAAAGAGGATGGGAAAGATAGGTCTAACCCCCGCCAATAGTAGGCAACCATTGGGTCGGTCGAGCTATAGGGTCCGGTATGTGCGTCAACAAGCAAATAGCTCTGGGAAGGAACATCTACAGCCCCGGAGTCTGTTCCTGCCAGCACCCAAGCCGGGGAAGCAGCCGTTGGGGGGGTCTTGGCATCGAAGGCCACACCCACACCCACAGGCTCTCGTTCAAACGCTGGAACCTCTCCTCGGTCAGGATTCTGATTGAGGAGCAGGGTCGTGGGACTATTGAGCAAGGCGGAGTACCCTCGCTCGAAGCCCATGTACCGGTGCCCGATGTAAAGCGGATTTGGAGTCTCGGCCGGACCCAGAACAACACTCATCGGGAACCTAGCAATGTCTGGAGCACCCTTCGGATGAGTGGCATCCTGAACCTGTTCCCCATGAGCAGCCGGGTCATGATGCCCGATTCGACGGTCCCATTTGTTCAACACCAAGCCAGGAGTGTTCAACCCTGCCAAGGGCATGATAGGATTGGCGAACCAACAGTAATCTACCAACACTTCACCCTGAGGGTCACCCGGCGGAAGAAGCGGCACTGGCACTGTGAGTTGGATAGAGCCGACGTAGGGGTTGACATCCTTGACCTCTACAGCCGTGCCATTGACTTGGACGGTCACGTCCTGTTTGGTAGCCGGGGTCATGCTTCCCCAGGTTTTCACCAGGGGACCACGTTGAGTCCAGAACCAATCCTTGGTCAAGGCGGCAGACCCGAGGAACTGAGTCTGCTGATTGTGCATGAAGTTCCATGCCCCTGAGTAAACCGTGTTTGAGGCCGAGATTTCAGCCCCCAATACTTGCCAGCCAGAGATGTCGTAGGCTTCGGCGAAGAAGATCCAGGAGAGGCCACCCCGAGTACCTTGGGAAACCTGAGTGCAGTTGGCAATCGCCGTTGAAGCTAAGGGCAGGTCGTCCAACAGGAAACTGTAGATCCCAGCCTTGATGTTGCGAAGCAGTGTGAGTTTGTGTGGGAGATCACTCCAGGGGATGGTCAGAGTCACATCGTAGAGACCGGACCAGATTCGGATCTGGTCCACTCCTCCGGCGGCCTTCTGAAGCGTTATCCTGACCTGAACCCCAGTACCCACCGGGCCATCCTCGATAACCAGATGTCCAAACTGAGGCGAGGGGAAAGCCAAGATGGGCGGGTCATAGGTTGCCCCGGCGGCGTTGAACTGGAAGTCTGCCCTGAAGGTACATGTTGAGGGAATCAGTTTGCCCGAGTCATCCAGGAAGGTCCAACCGAAGGAATTGCCTCTTTCACGAGACAGATACAACCGGCCATTGAGAACCTGAGACACTCCTGTTCCAGTCTGAACGGCTGTCAACCCAGGAGCCAGATTTGGTAGTACGGAAGCATCATAGAGAAATGCCTGAGCCGGACTGATGGAGCAGGTGTAGTTCAGACTGGTCATCCCCCGAACCTGCATGTGAACCTGTGTGGCACTTCCCATGTAGGGATGGGTGATCACATCTGGGGTGATCACAATGGGGTAGTCTGGGTTGGAGGTGAAGCCATAGGAGGAGGCATCCAGAATCCCGGTTGTGCCTGGTGGTTCGAGAGATTGCGGGAGCATGGTTTGACTGAAGGTGAACAGGAGTTCATCTCCTGCCAAAAGAGTCACAACACAAGTCGGAGGTTCCCCCATGGCCAGGAGAGCCACAGCCACAGCCAGAATGGGGTTTCCGGAGATGTCTGTCGGACCAGAGACTACTATCTGGTAAGTACCCCCAAGAGTGGTTCCCGTGTGGGTGATGATCACACTGAGAACTCCGGCTACGTTATCCCCCGGAACCGCGACCGTTCCCATCTGACCAACCACAACTGCGGTTGGGGTTGTTGTAGCTCCGAGAATCGGTGTGATCACATAAGAGGCCGGGGCTACGAGAGCCGGATTGGCAGCATCCATTGGCTCTGAGAAGAACACTTCGATCTGGAACCCGTTCAGGCTTCTGGCTGATATCGGCCGAGGGGCGTTTCGTTCAACCCCGCCATAGGGACCAAGACCGTAGGGGTCTCCACCGTAGCCCCCTTGAACATTCACTGGGGGAGCAGAGAAAGCCATACTGCCGTAGGAGGTCAGACCGTAGGGACCACCATTCTGTTCGGGTGGGGTAGATACCCAGCCAACACCCCCATACCCAGTCCCCACGGGAGAGGAAGGACAAACAACCTCCTCACCCGGGGCAGGGAACGGCCCAAACCCGAAAGGGCTAAGGGCCAGGCATTCTGATGGATCTACAGGTAGCACGCTGGTCCCCGTTCACCGGTTAGCAAACATACCATCTCGGGTTGCCACCCACATCAGCACCTTGATAGAGTTTCACGAAGCCGTGATTGACGCCGATTGGCCAAGCATTCAAGACGCCTCCAGGTCCATCAATCCAACCCCCAGCAGCGATGGCACTCACAAGGATGTTGTTGACACCCGCATTACTCTCTTCATCTCGAATGAGCAGAATGCGTCCTGGACGTTCATCGACCAAGTTGATGGTAATCGTCCAAGCCCCGCCCCCGCCCACGGTCTGTGCCCCCAGAATCTCATCCCCTGGTTGCACCGTATAGGGAGACATAAGGTTGGTGACTTGTCGATAGGGACGGATCACGGTGCCATGCACTTGAAGCTGATCCGGGGCCGGACAAGAGATCCCTACTCTTTCCGGAGCAGTCCCGGCAAAGTAAACTGCTCCGCTAGCCACTCGAAGATCCCCAAGTTTCAGAGTCAGAGCATTACTCGTGGAGCCGAGCCAGACAATGCTGGATCCCGGTCCCGGAGTACCAAGCAGAACAAGGACCCCGAACAGATCCAAGGCTGTAACCCCAAGACCCGTGGTGTTGACGGTGGTGACCACTGTAGCTAAAGGATCTGCGGCCCCGACGGCAAACCGCTGAACACCCTCAGGGGTTCGAATCCAGAAAAAGCCTGAAGATGGGTCTGCGGGGAGATACAAACCACTAGCGATCAATACCGGAGCCGTAGCGGCATCCGGATTGACCACGTAAATGCGCCCCGAGTCCACTGGCCCCGGTTTTTGTCCGGGCATCAGGACTATGTCGCCTGCCGGATTGGTGCCTCCGCCTGCTTCTTGGCTGCTACCCCCTTCAATCCAGACGGAGCCTGCTGTGGGAACTACAAAAGCCCCGTGTTTATTAGCGTATCCGCCTCGAACAACCACATTCCCCATAGCCCCGGTCAGAGACTGATCCAGACTCCGGGTTTGGAGGTAGAGGTCGTAGGGTTCATCGAAAGGCACCCCAGCGGATCCGGCTTGAACCACACACATGGGCGGCCGAGGTGTCCCTGGAGAATCGTTCGGCCAGGCTCCCCGACCCATGCTGAGGATGGCCCCACCACCCATTGGGTTGGGGTTCAGATTGATCTCGGAACCCAAACCATCCCCAACAAGGGGGCCGCTGTCTATGGTGCCTTCAGTTTGAAGTCCACCTCGAAGCAACCCATCTGTTTCTGTCCAAATGGGGGCGGTTGCACCCGAGATCCGTACAGCCCCGTAGTCGGCCAGAATGTTTCGCCCAAGCCCATGGCCATACAAGAAGGGGGTGATGGTGGCCAGACCATCATAGGCCGTGTCAAGACTATAGAAAGGCGACACAGAGTTGGGCATGGAGATCATAACCAACTTGTCGAGAGCATTCTGAGCGTCCCCCACACCCAGCCGTTTTGTGACTGGCACGGTTGGGCCAATGCCGGTTTCGGGAGGGGTATACTGATCGGCGTAGAGAATGCTTCGGTCATGAGCAATGGCTGAGAAAGCAGTCGGGGGACCGTCCGGGAAAGTTACGGTTCCCGTAATGGCACAGGCTCCCCAATACACATAAATATCGCCACTTGTGCCTGCTGTACGCACAGTCAGATCATCCTCGAACAGCGTCCAAAGGCATCGCATGTTCACATTGAAGGCAACCGGACCTACGCCATCATCTGTAATGTCCACCGTGCCCTCGATGGTGGACTCCAGTAGTTGTATCGTTTCTGCGTAACCAAACAGAGAATGTCCAGCCCCGTTTCGAGCCACGACGGCTGTTCGGGTCGTTTGGACCGAAACTCCGGTTTGCAGAGTTGGGTTGATCTGGATGCCGGATTCACCCTCGATACGGCAGGTGTCCGCTGTAAAGGCAAGTGAAGGACCGGTCAATGTAACGGCATACCGAAGGGCATCGGCATTAGCATTGGAAATGACCTGGGATTGCCGCAACCCAATCTGCATGGGACCGGTGCTAATCGCACCCAAAGCAGGTCCCTGGGTGACTCCAAGCCCATTTTGTGTGATCGTGGACTCATCCAGAAAGACCGTTCCCTGACCAGCGCAAAGCAGAACGGGTTGGGCTGTAGAACCCCCATTCACCAAGGTCACATTCCGAATCAAGAGTTCCGAATCCGCAGCCGTACCTGTGAACTCATGGTGGGCGTTTAGAGCCGAAGTGGTACTGACATAGACCCCGTCCATTCCTCCTTGGTTGGCTACAGTGTCACCAACCAGGTGTATGTGCGGTTGAAGAACGAGGTTTTCCTCGTAATACCCTGGAGCAACCATAATCCGATACGGGTTCGCCGTACTGGCAACCGGTTCCCCTCGGCCCACTGCTCCCATGGCATAGGCGACGGCCTCAGTGATGGAGGAGAAATCTCCAAAGCCTTCAGCCGCCATTCGAATACCCGACTCATCCCGAGCCACGGAGTCTGGTCCAGGGATCCGAGAAATGTTCGTTGGCTCGTTTGGGGTTGCCGTGTTGTTCCGGCCCCGGTTGGCATCCACATAGAGAACCCGACCCCCAGTAGACAGTCTTCGAACCAAGAGCATGAGTCGTTGGACATTCTGGTTTTGGTCGTTGGCCCAGCCTTCAGGAGTGGCATCAACGGGCACAACCCCGGACTGATCCCGACGTTCCCCCGCACTGACAAGCTTCAACTCGGCAAACTGGGTGAGTCGCCGAAGTCGAACGAACTGAGTGCTTTCAGTCGGGAGACCTGCATCCACAACAAGCCGAAGCAGGTAAGACCCTTCCCAGTCCACGTTGAACTTACAGGTCTGGGTGGTGCTTCCCTCGGGGGGCAGAAGGACTGCCGTTGAAGGGGTCCCGTCGAAGTTGTTCGGGTTAGCCGCCGCCGGACCCGACGATTTCGGGATGAAGGACAACGACCAGGCATAGGTCGTTGCTGCATCTACGGATTCACAAATGATCTGGTAGCTTTTACGGAGGTCCTCCCTGGATTGGTCGGTCAGAACCGGCCCGACCACTGGACCCCCAGGGCTGGTGTGCATTGTCGTTCGGATGTGGGCTGCCATATTGATCTCCTCTCAAAGACCCCTTCTACACCCGGAGGGTATAGCCGGAAAACTCACGAGTAGAACTGAATGGTCACGTCCTCTTCATCTACTACTCGGGGGATCTGCATCCCCAATCGGTCCACGGTCACTTCGTATGCCTGACTCCCGATAGTAACCCCCATTCGTCTCCGAAGCCGAAGTAGACTCGGGGCAGCCCGCACCCCTGGGATGTACGCCCCCACCCCAGGAGGATCCATCTGACCTATGGTTCCTCCATGATTGCCCAGCCAAACATGGAGCCGATAGCTCCCAGCATTTGGACCCTCAGAGAAAGTCAGGATCTCACCCTCCTGAATCGTCCGCCATTGGGTCTGAGCCGGATCAAAAATGTCCGACCCAACCACACTAGCCGCACCATAGAGTCCACTGGTGGTAGTGTACCTCCGACGACTCGGGTCATCCCCAACCGGGAACACCCGGACTTCGGTAACACGGAACCGACCAACATGTCCCTCGTCAGTAGAGAACGGGGTACCTTCCTGTCCCCCTACATGAATGGAGTTGGGACCAGTCAAGATAGTCAGAATGGCTCCTGGTAACACAGAGGAGAAATCCCGAGTGGGGTCAGAAAACAGTGTACGGTCAGTCAGAGTAGCACCCAATGTCCCGGCAATCCGAGTGGCCCCCTCCCAATATCGGCGAAGGTCTTGGTAGTGGTAGTCCTGGTAGCCCAGAATGGCCTGGTCAGTGAAAACCGCTTGGAATGCATCCCGGAACAGATGGCGGTAATCAAACAGAACATGGGCAGGTTTCAATGCTCGCAAGACGAGTCGGACATTCTCCAGGAGTTGAAAGGGGTCTACCGGGAACTGTTCCAAGTCGATGAGTTGCCCATTGGGCAACGGAAGAATGACCCCCGTGGCGTTGCTGACGTTGACCTCGAAGGTATATTGTTCTTCTGGCCCCCAAGCTGATCGGCCACCAGGAATCTGTCTGGCGGCTACCGCTCGTTCAATAACCTCAACCGTAGCCTCGGTCAGAAGTCCCACACCTTCTGTAACGGCCTCGGTGGTAGCCCCCTTGAGAAGCAGACCAACCATTCGTCGGAGGAACGTGCGATATGAGATGTCCCCCGAGATGTCTGGTTGTCCATCTGCTGTGGCATCTGGGAACACAAGAGAACCCAGAAGCTGATACAGAAACTCGGATCGGGTGTACTCGTAGGCAGAATCCGCAAAGACCTCCTGGGCTGTGATCTGGAACTCGGCGATTCGCTCGGCCACTGCCTGATACTGCAAGGTGTAGTAGGGTCCCTGAATCTGGGCCACGTAGTTACTCGGCAAGACCCTCATGAAGACCGCCATGATAAGGTCTACTTGTGTCCGAGCCTGCATCATCCGATCCTGTCCGGGTTTCTCTACCGGAGCAGGGTTCTGCTGAAGCAGGTTCGGGAGAGCCGTTTTGGCATCTGGCTTGTCTGCCATGGTCAGCTACCGCTCCTACTACGTGATCGCCAAGGATCCAGTATCTACATCAAACGTGAATTCCAAGTTCCCGAGTTCCAAGAACTCGGTCGGTCCCGGTTCGATGTTTCGGGCCCCCGTGTCCCCATAAACCGTGTATGTGACGTGATAAGTGCCTGTTGCCGGGGTCGTCCCCGTAGAGAGAACCACCAACACGCGACTGGAAGTGATCGCAATACGTTTGGCTGCAAGCTCAGCCGCCGTTGCAAATGGGTACTGAACCTGCAAAGTTGCGTCATCGCTATAATCGGGGATGACCATCCCCGTACTACCAATGATGAAAGCACTGTTGGTCTGGAGCTTGATGGGGAATCCATTGATGTTCGGGGGATCATCGAACAAGGTCATGGGTGTGTTGTTCAGGAAAACGCCCCGGAACTCATTGATCTCCCCACCCCCATCCAGAGTCTGAGAAGTGAGGGCGTTCCGCAAAACAAACACTTTGGTCAAGTCCGTTGCCCAAGCGGGGATCTCCTGGAAATCCGATGCTTGGCTCGAAGCCACACTCTCCCGAACCACCATCGCACCATCCCCCTTGGCCAACTTGATGAGGGGAACCACCACGTAAGACACTCCCTCCACACCATCCAATACCCCGATCATATCGGCTTGACGAACAGGCTGTCCTTGTACCAAGCCCCCAAAGAATCGGGCCAGGGCTGTCCGGGCACTTCCATCTACGGTTGCGGAGGAATAGTTCGGTTTCAGAACCAGAGTGGCCTCAATGTCTACCGGAACCCCAACGGACTCCTTAGCCAAAACATCAGCCGTGATGTGCCGGGTTTGGTCAAATTCCTGTTGAGCCACAGCCACCAGGGAGTTTGTGGTGTACTCGACAGTGAAATTCTCATCGTGTTGGTAGTCAATCAACACAGACTCCCCCTCGACGAGCGTGGTTCCCGTTGTCAGCCTGAGTCCAAGCGGGTTTTCCCCATCCTCGGGAACAAAGGTGAAGTCTGGTTGACCACTCGGGTCATATGGGCCTTTGTACTCGACAGTACGGGTCACGTTCCAAACCTGCACTGTCAAAGGATTGGCCCCCAGATACCCCAGATACTCAACCCCTCCCAGAATGACATGAGACTCCCCAGTAACCACGATAGGCTCCCCAGAGGGGATTGATGTCTGAGGTGTCGTGGAGGTGGGCTGAACAACCTGAATGTAGTCCCCTGCTTCCGATGACTTGCCCATGTTCAAGGGGTCATCTCCAGCAAACAACATGTAGAGAGTTGTAGAGACAGTGCCTGATCTAGTGGGGTCCCCTGTGAAAGAAGTGATGCTTCGAACGGGTTGTCGGCGGAACACATACTTATCACTGGTTCGATAACGATAAGACCCCACGAAACCATCAGCCACATGCACATCCGCCGGGTCATTGTGATCGAGAGAAAGCTGAAGCCCGTCAGGGGGAATGATGAGAACATCGGTCAAGTCGAACACATGGCCAGTCTGGAGATCCTTGAACTCGAACCCCCAATCCGGACGATCCAGAATCTCGATGATGGGGTTGGAGTCCGAAAGAGCAGCGTTGATGGCCCGGAACTTCAGGTTGGACACATCACCTACGGGGGCAAACTGACCGTCTTTCACGATCTCAAACGTGAAAGCAAAGTCATCCGTGACTGTGGCGAGGCTCTCACCCCGAACCCAAATATCCACCTTTCCCCCGGTGTGTCGTCCCAGGGCTGCGTCCCAATCCCGCATCATCAACGGATGGCTGGCATCCACCACCGTTGCCTGAATGATTCCGGGCACCGCTATACCCTTCTGCACGTACCCCCGATAGGTTCCAGAATCTACACTCGACAACACCCCGTCAGCCCGAACAGCTAGGTCCAAGTTGGATTCTGAATCAGCCCCGCCGAAGGTTGCCCCCTCATTGGTGACTCGCACGCCTGACGGCCCGCTAATCACCGTTTGAATCTGACCAACGGCCAGGTTCCCAGCCTTTCCGATGCTGTCAGCCTGAATGAACACCCGTACTGAATAACGTCCTGTTGAGGGACTGTAGGTTGTACCAATGCCGTCGGGTGAGATCTGACCCGATGAGGTGGCTCTGAACGTCGAACTCCCGCCACTGATTCCCTGACCTACAACAATGGGCAAGAGAGCTGTGGGACGGATGGTGACATAGAACGTGGCCTCACCTCTGGCCCGGGTGCCTGGGTTTCGAGTCACTCCCCGTCGAGAAGCCAGATGATCAAAAGCATTGTCGATCATCGTCTGTACGTCGGAATCCGACCTCAAGAAAAAGGCTTGTCGCAAAGCCACCTTATAAGGGGACTGGGACACTGCCACGGACGTTCCTGAATGAGAGGGGTCATCAATGGCAAGTAGGGTTGCAAAGGACTGAGCCGCCTGAAGGAAACCGATGATGAAACGGATTCGTTCAGCTTCGGTGGTGAAGGGGTCGATGAAAGTGTCCCGCAAAACAGACCCGGGCTTTACATCTAAGTCGGGTTGCGAACGATAGATGGAAAGCACTGTGTCCCGAAGAATCTGTTGTCGGGTCACGGTGGGCAACGTCGTCACGGCAGTAGTCACCTGAAGAGGAGACCCCAAAACCTCGGGTGAGAAAGCGGATTCGTATTCTGCCCCATCAATCCAGTAAATGGCCGTGACCACATAGTACAGCGGGTCTGTGTCCAGGATGGTGTTGAAAGCGGCATTGGGAATGGCCGGATTCACCGTCGAAGACAGCGTGGCCTTTCGGTCATGGACAAAGGAGTACCGTTGAATCAGATCAACCCCTTGCACTTGCACAGTGGTCTTGTAGTGCAGGAACGTGTCCGGGATCTCCATCATCTGATCAAAATCTGTCTGATACTGGGTGCCCAAACGATCCCGTTGTGCCCCAGTCACACGCAAGTAGAGGGGGTCTGCTATGGGACTCCCATCCCCCTGAGTAACCACCATCGCATCAGCCGTGAGTTCCCCGATGGGGGTCAGTCGTTCGACCGTGGCCCCTGAGACAATCTGTTTGGGGTTGATCTGGGTGTATCCCGAAGTGCCTCCCCCTGGGGAGGTAGCGGCATAGAAATTGTACCCGACCACGTTCGGATCATCAAGACCGTCTATGGAGATTGTCACGTAGTCATCAAACCGCTCGAAAGTGATCCCACCCGGGGGTAGAACATCAGCCCGCACATCTCGGTCCAGGGCCAGATGGATGTCTGCCGTGGCAATATCCGTGACAGCCCCGTTGGTAAGCACGGCCCGAATGCGAACGGAATTATCTCCCGGATAGAGTTGCAAACCTTCAGGATGCGAAGACGGGTTTGGGATGGTGAACTCAGTACCACTGAAGATTACAGTCTCAGGGTCAGAAGTGAACCCTGCTTCTCTAATGGAAACCTGCACATCGGCTGTGTCCGCAGGCAACCGACCCGTAAGGAACCGGGAAGATCGATCTGTGGTCAGAATAAGGTGGGTCCGGTACTGGTTATCCGGACCCAGGAATTCAGGTGTCGTTGCCATGCTAGTTCCCATCCTTCAGCAACTGTACCGGGTTGGATTGTGCGAACAATCCGGCAGCCTGGGTGGCCGAGAGACCTGCTTGTTCCGGGCCCAACATAAGACCATTGCTCCCCATGAGAGCCACCACATCGGGGACCGTGAAAACGATGGTGACGTTGATTGGTTCCGAAGACGCATTCTGAACGGTCACATCCAGAAGGAAAGTCGTCGGATCCTGAGCATGGGGCTTCACAGTGATGTTGAGAACTGCGTAGAGCTTTTCCTTGAATGTGACCGTTTGAATCTTGGCCTGGTCCGTCTGAAGAGCCTGTAACCGGGATAGAGCCTTCCGGACATCCTCACTGATGAGAGTTGCCACCCCGGCAATCGCCTTGGTCCCAATCCGAGAACGGAGCATGGTGCCATACCACGGATGGTACGGATTGCTGTTCTGGTCGGTCAACAGAATCTTGAGGGCCGCCTGGTAGAGAAGATCCTCATTCTGAACCATAAGAGCCTGACCAGCCCCATCAAAACGATAGTCATTCTCGATATAGGTGGTTCGACACCGGAGACATCTGTTGGGGGCTGCCGTGTAGGTCACTTTGAGTACCGGGTTGGTTCGTAAGGCTTCAGAAAACCTGGGGTATCTCAGAGCGGTCAACGTCGGAGGCCGGTAAAGTTCCCAAGAGGGATAGAGTTGGGAACCACGAGCAGCCACCTGATAGCCATTGGAGCCGTCCCCGAAACCCAGGGCACCAGCCGCAGAACCAGACACCTTGATGAAGGAGTCCACTCCAATCTTCGTGGTTTCCTGGAAGATCAGATGGCCGTTGGTCTGGTCAAACTGAACTACGGTGACCCCCTGCCGTTTCAGGTAGGTGATTACCTGGGTTGCTGTCCATCGGGTTTCTCCCCGGATCCCGAAGGATATTGTGACTGCACCTACCGTAGACTCGATTGTCAGGGTGTCCTCATTCTCAACCATGGTGAATGGTCCTGAACCCGTCCCGTAAAGGACGGCAGGGATATAGAGACCTCCCTGGGGAAGGAAGAAATCGTTGTTGGCCAGAACCCGTACCTGGCCACGAGCGGCTATGGGTTGACTGGTAGCCAGGGATCGTCGGTCAGAACCCAAGGGAACGACTTCTTCCACCGTCAAGTGGGAACACGGCCAGGCAATCTGTATGTCTCGTGACATTCAGTCTCCCCGCAAGGCTGAGATTATAGCCAAGCCAATGAGACAGCTTGGCTATAATTACTTGGCATCCGGGTACTCAGAAGGCAGATCATCAAACGTGAACTGGTAGTAGTCCGACTTGGAGTTGCCCTTGAATGCCCGAACAGTGCCATCCTCTTCGGTTTCAAAGAGCATCTCGTACATGTCCTGGACAAGATTCTGCACTCGGAGATCATTGGCAAACCGATCCTCATCGAAGTCACCCACCCCATCCAGGACACCTCCAAAGGCTTGTACCAGCACCTCGTCCCGTTCATGGGTCAACTGTTCTCGAAGATCACAGAGCTTGAGGATACGGGCCTCAAGATCTAACAGGCGTTCCTTGATGGCCTGGTTGTCCCAAGACCGGATCTGATGCATGGTCTTTACGATCATGTCGCTGTCGAATGACCCCTGGGAAATCCGACCACCCTGTCTGGCCGGATAATAGTGATCTGCCCGGACCCAACCTCCACGATGGCCTCCAAAGCCAGTGCTGTCTGTTCCAGGCAAGGGGTCGTTCGCCAAAGCCGACATCGGAGCCAGCACCCCCCCATAAGGAGACTTCTGGATTGTCTGCTGATTCCCATCAGCATCCGTGGAAACTACCTCGGTGCTGTCCGGATACCAGAAAGGGGAAATGTCAAATGGATTCCCACCGTTGGCTATGTATGCCATGACGAGCTTGCTCAGGGAAGACCCCTCGGGGGTGACCGAAAAGCCCATGCGTTCTTCGGTGACTGTTGTGTTCTCACCGGAGGTAACTGTTCGATACGTTACCTGGATTAGTCCGATTCGAGCAATCTCGGCATTGATGGTGGCTATCCGAAGTCCGATTTCTCGACGGTCTCGCAGCAACCAACTGGAATAAGCCCGGAAGTAGCCTATCGGCCAGACCGACATTTTGTTGAAGGATGCCACGGGCTTACCTCACAACACGTCTGGTTCAGGATCTGGTGGCACAGGCGGAGGCAGTACCTCTGCATCGGCCATGGCCGGGAAAGGTGGGGTCGAGGAAGCCATGTAGGTATCCGGAGTTGGGTTCCCCGACTCAGATTTGCAAAACTCCGCGATGATGTCCATACCGAACGCCGGGCCAAAAGGGATCACCACAGCGATCCCAGCCCCATAGGCCAGAGGACTGTCACTCGGCTTATTCTGGGCGGACACCAAGTCTGAAAGCACCCCGATGGTTCCATCCGAAACCAGGGTGAGAACAGCACACTTGGGGATCTGAAACGCGAACCCCAGGATGCTTTGGATGATGTCATTGATGCGTCGAATGAGGTTCTGGAGTTCGACAATCCGACCCTCAATGAACTCGATGTACTTCCTGATGGTGTCAATGATGCTTTGGATGGCGTTCCGAATGGCCTCAATCCAGTTCAAGATAACAGCCAGGAAGTTCTCCAAACCGGGGAGCCAATCTAAGAGTCTGACGTTGAGCCAGGCTCCGTCGGCCGGGGATCGACTGAGGGCGGCCCCTGCAATACCCAAAGCCAGGGCTGCTTGTTGGAGTAGACTCCCGTTGTCATACTTGGCCAGAAGTCCTCGGGCATAAAAGACTCCCATCTGGGATGTGGTTTCGAGAACAGTCGCCCGTGTGATATTGGTCAGGTCAGTGGCCCCGATATAGAACACTGGGGACTTGTCGGCGGACCCGACCTTGCGAGAGAGCGAAGAGATACCCTCAAGATAGGGGGCCAAATCATTGGGCAGAAGAAGAGTACCGTCATTCTGGATGTATTTCTCATAGACTCGGCGAATAGGCGGCGGGGCACTGGACATGACCTCAGCGGTAAGCTCTTTCGAGCTTGTGGCAAACACAAACTCGAACCCCTCTGGGGGGAGAAGTTCCCCCTCCTGCATCTGTGGTGCCCGCTCTGTAATCAAACCAGGCACCCAGAACATGTCGTTGACGATCTCAGCAGGAATTCCCATCTGGTAAGGAGACAAAGCCAAACCATCAGCGGACCATCTCCCGGCTGGACTACCGGGGTTGATCGACTCCAAGATGGAAACGTCAAACACATAAGAGGATACTGCTTCGTGCCCCGCCCCACTCAATATCTGCTTCCAGGTGGCTGTTCGCAAAGCCTGTGTGTTCTGCACCACATAGGCTTCCATCTCCGGCTGTGGCCCAGTCTTGTCATAGAGGGTTGCGACCATAGTTTGAATCTTGTCGTAGAGGGTCGTCCGAAACACTCCCGGATCTCCACTCGCCTTGTCCAATGCCCCCATGTAGTCATCGAACAACCAACCCAGAAGATGCTTGAAAGGCTCCAGTAGGCAGCGTTGGGCAGCCACACCGTTCAGAATCAACTTGTTACTGGCCGCCAGGTTGTACTCATTGGCGGGGAGAATCTGCCTGAGTTGATCCAGGGGGGTCAAGTCTGGCCGGGAAAGGGCCAGAGCCACCAAGGCCGCTTTGACTGCTTCCAGGTACTTCATGGTGTTGGCATTGGGGAAGGCCACCCGGAACGGTGCCGAGAACGGACTCAGGTCATTCTCTTGTACCGAGTCATCTCCGAGTGAAACCGTGATGGGCCGTCCTGGAGTGTGCGCTCCTGTCTGTGCCCGGACCATGTTGTACTTGTACTGTTTAGTCCCGTTCCCGATCTCCCGAGTGCAGGTTGCCACCCGAACGTAATACGTCCCAGCCGGGCCAAGAAGCTCAACCTTCATCTGTCCGTTATCGTTGGTGACTTTGCCCATTTGCGGCATGTCCTCCAACTTCAGGTCGATGGAGTATTCCGACGTGGCCCACTGGCTCAATGTGCCTGCCAGGGGTACAAAGAAGGTCTGTTGGAAAACAGGCACATCCCCCTGGGTCAGCATGTCAAGGGGAATCACCTCGTTGGCTGTCGGGGAAACCATCCCAAAGAGCCGGGCCGTGACATCCCTCCCAGCCCCATTACTGTCGGTTCCTTGGTTGTACGCCAGGGTAGAAGCCCCCTGAATCATGGCAGCCCCGCCATGTAGAACAAGAGGACGCCCGCTAGCTAGCCGAACGATGTTGGCCTCCCGTGGTTGGGACCGACCAACCCCGGAGGCATTCTCTTGCAGAGTAGAGTCATTTTGGGGTCTGTCCCAACAAATTGAGATTCCTGGCTCAATGGTTGAAACCGTGACCAGGAAACCCTTGGGGGGAAGCGGGGGGAAGGGATTGAAAGGATGTTTCGGAGCCGTGCTCAAGACCCATTTCACCTGAGCGATGGATGGGGGGTCCACGTTGTACTTGAAGAAAGCAGGCAAGTCCTGGGGATGCAGGATGCTGGCTGCTGCATTCCCATACAGAACCTTGGTGATGACCGGGGTAGGCAGACTTCCAGGTGTGTCATAGGTTTGATTGAAATACCGAACCAGGGCACTGATGAAAGCCAAAAGACGTTCGATGTCTGAAACGTCTACCGAGAGATAGAAGAACATGGACAACACTTTGGTCTTACTAGACACATCTGGCCGAGTCGGATCCGTGTGATCAGTCAGTCGGCCGATCATCCGACGTTCATATTCACTGAAGCCACCCTGAAGTTCGGTATACGGATAGGACGTGAGTTTCCAGTCCCCGGTGAGATAGAGACCCAGTTGTTTCAGGTCGCGTAGAAGGCTCCGGATCTCGTCGAGAATAGCCTGAACCAGAGCCGCGATAGGGTTGAGGAACCCGACCAGAAATGCCTTGACCAGTTGCAGGGCAAGCAAGGCCACATCGAGCACTGCGACCAGGAACTCGGCCACACTATTGATGTCCTCTCGAAGGTCCTGGAGAAGATCCGGGACCTCGAAAGTCATTGTGCCCCACTGGTTGGGCGTATCGGCCATGGGTTAGCTCCCCCCCCCGTGTTCTAGTCGGGTTAACTGTTCCCGCAAAGCAGCCAAAGCATTCTGATCCTGTTGCATGGCCAGATCCAACAACCCCCGGAGCTTTATTAGGTTCTCACGTTGAGCGTGTACCCTCTCTGGTGTGATGACCCGCTCAGACCTCTCCCCCCAGGTGCCCGGTTGAACTCCTAGTCGGATCAACAAGCGTTGAAGCTCCTCAAGACTGGGTTCAGGTTGGCTCATGTTCTACTCGCCGTTTCCCTGAGAAGCAGGAGCCGTTTCTGTTCTGCCAGTCTCTCAGGCAGTTCTCTGTCGAACCGCTCAATTCCGGCCAGGGTTCCCAACGTGAGGTGAACCCGATAGTTCAACCAGGTGTACCTCACAGGCCGGAACAAGTCGCTCACGTCCAAGACCTCGTTTACCCGATCCGGCAACACAGGTCGGATCAGGACTCCTGCAACCAGATCGGTATAGGCCGTATAGGCCAATGCCGGGGGTACTAGCCTGACCATCCGTAGAGGATCCGGCGGTGGTCCCGGATCTGGCATGAGGGAGTCCAACCGGGTGTCCAGAATCCACACACGACGGTCCAACAAGGAGATGGTATCGGAGCAGTTCAAGAAAGGAGCCGTCTCAACGTGCCCGAGAAGATTCTCCACCAGGGCATTCGTGAACAACCCCCAACCCACCTCAGGATTCGTCGGAATACCCAAACTGTGAATGTGCCGGTCCTTCTGGAAAATGTAGTAGCGACCGCCCTTACGACCGAGCATCACCCCCTTGAGCTTCTCAATGAGGGTCAGCATTCGTTCTCGGGTGGAAAGTACCAGGTCAATGGCTTCATCCGAAAACAACCCAGAAGGCCGGATCACCCGGTAGCTGAAGGGCCGGATGGAATGGTAGTTGGTCAGTAGATCCTGATATTGCACGAAGGACTCGGTCACAGGATCTCGGAGTCGGGTCGGTCGCAGATCCATTTGACCTTCGATGCCACCGGACAAACCAGAGGCCGTGACCGTTGGGTACACTGCATAGGCCCGAAGGGGATCCGCTGGGTCGAAGACCACATTTGCGGCTCCCCCGGTAAAGGTTGTCTCCGGGTTCACAACCAGGGCCGGAGAGAGTGCATCCGTATCATCCACTTTCAAGACCCGATAGAACCCCCGGTTGTCATCTAAAGCCGATGGGCCTCCGGCTACAAACAAAGGTGCCCGAATAGCTACCCCGTCATCTCCGAACTGACGAAGCCCCTGTTCAGGAGGTGCCGGTAGCAACCCGTCCAAAGGCACCCAACCCAGGGGGTCTACCAGAACAATGTCCCCCTTCTGAACACCACGAGCACCAAACGTGAATCCGCCAACTCCGCCAGCAGCATTCAAGTCATCCCGGAGTCTGTTGACTGCGGCAGAGTAAGCACCTCCACCTATGATATCTCTGACCCAACCGCCCTTCTGGTAATCAGGAGAGGCAGGGTCCCAATCGGCATCGGTGCGAAACACCTCACGGTCAGTAATGAGGTTCAGGAGTTGCTCATTGGATTGTTCGTGGGGCACAGGGGCTTGCCGGAGCCAGACCTCAAAACGCATCCCCACATAGGTGCCTGCATCCGGTGTGGCTTGAAGACCAGGGACAGCCAGCCTGATTTGATCTCCCGCCTGGATGCTTTCGATCTCGACCTCATCAACGACCTGGCCTTCCTTGTCCAGGAGTCGAAACAGATCCCCCGGATTGATGTTCACATCCGCGTTGTCGAACGGCCTCAGGTTGGTTCCGTTGTGCGGCCCCGTCAGGTCATTCCAGACATCTTGGGCTTTGGCTCGGGTTCCGGCAGGCTTGGTGGCCTCCCAGTTCATTGTGAAATTGGCTGCCGTCACCAAACCCTTCTGCCGACTGGTGCTGTAGGCACTGACCCGTCCTCGCCGAATCTCATAGGCAAACCGAAGTGGAATGAGATTCTGACTGGCTTCCGTGTTGGTATCATGGAATCTGCGAATGCGCCGAATCGCAAACTCGACCTCTTCAGGCACGGCCAATCCCGTGTACCGAAACAGTTCCCGCATTCCAATCTCGCGGTCCTCATCATTCATTGGAGGGGACGGATCCGGAAGGCTGTGGTCCGGACCACCCGCCGGATTGCCGTCCACAACTCGGGCATAGGCTTCAGTCAAGTTCAAGGCCGCTCTGGGCACAGAAGGTTCCAGGAAAACACCTGCTTGAGCATAGTGCCCCACAACACCTGTATTGTCTGCCAACTGAAAGCGCGTGTTTGGCAACAGGCACACGAAAGAACCCCCGGCACCATCCAATGCACTACCGAACGGAATGTTCAGAACCCGCCACTGAGCCGCTGTCAGGTACAGATCCAGAGACCGAACCACTCGGTCATACACAGGCTGAAGCTCGTCCAGAATGAACTGATGGTTCGACTGTCGTGGCTGATAGGCAGGAACAACCACACCCGGAGCCGGAACTATCTGGATTCCACCTCCAGGTGCCCCACTCAACTCCACATATCCCGGAGCCGGATGGACAACCGATTCAGTTGGGCCACGGAACGTCAGCCAACGGAAACCCCGTACCGAATTGTCCAGAGCTTCATCGTAGGCTACACAGTTGTTTCGGGGCAGCCCCAAAATCTCCCCACTGACGTTGACGGGGAAACGGGTCATCCCCGAGACCTGCATTCCGGGCTGTATCAAACCTGCAAAGACACCAGCCACGATTGGCCCCACAGCATCAAACATGGCCAAAGGATTCAGTGTCAGAACCGCTGTTGTGCCCACAACCGTAAACGCGGTGTAGATGGCTCCAATGACCGACTGTTGAGCCGTAGCCAGAACCGGGTCATTCAAGGTTGTCAGATCACACAGGATGAAAACCCGGCCGGGAGCCAGATCAAAACCACTGGTACCACCTGGATGGACAAATCCGTTTGGAACCTCGAAGTTGGTGATTGTCAGTGTCCATGTCGCCGGATCATAAACCACCACCTTTGGGAAAGCGAAAGGTGCCCAACCCGTATCTTGTCCGGCATAGCAGTTTGGGGCCGTTGCCCTGTAGTGATCCGACGCTCCGATGTTGGTTCGTTCCACAGCATGACGAACCAGGTAACTACCTGCCTTAGCCGTTGAGGGATGGGCTGCGTTTCGGCCCTGGGAAATCACCAACACATCCCCGTGCTGAACATTGGCAACCGCCCCGGCCCCCACGGTAGGTTGCAGCACCCGGTCATCCACAATCTCATTGCCCGGAGCACCTAGCTCAAACTTGCTGGCTGTGAAGCCCCACCCTGAGCAGATAGTCCCTGCCTCGTTTCGTTCATTGGAGGGGGCGGCTGAGAGATGAGCCTGCACACCGGTAATAGGGATGTTCCCGTGGCCCTCAAAGGCCATAACCTTCAAGGATCCCTCACCAGGGAGACCAGCCCAGATCCCGGGGGAATCGGCATCAGGAGCCGTGGACCGAGCCAAGAAAGTGAACGGAATGGGAAACCCCCCAAAGAGACCGTTCGAGTACCGCAGAACATCTGACCAAGTTGAGAGGCCCACAGTGTAACCAACAGTGATATTCTCAATGGTCAATTGGGTCTGGAAAGGAATCCCGGACTGCGGATGCACATACCCCCGTCGTTTGGCCAGACGGAAGTCGATATCCTCATGGAATGTGAGCCTGTCCTCATCCACCCAAGCAGTGACAGACTCGCCGGTAGCCGCCACATCGGTATCTATGGACACAGTGAACTCAAACCCATAGAGCATCTCTCGCCGCCAAGGCAGAACCAGGGCATGTGGCAAGAACCACTGATTTGGAGGACCAAACCCCCACGGCATGAAACCTGTCTGGCTGATGATGATCTCACGGTTGTTGACCCACACGGGATCTGGTGGGGCTTCGCTAGTCCCATAGACAATGGCGGGTACTGGAGGGGAAACCAGCACAAAGCCCTGGTAATCTGTGACCGTTACCGTGGCCCCCTGAATCTGAATCGTCAGGGCAAGCTCACCCCCGGCCCCGGCTGATGGGAGCGGGTTTGGTCCAAGGGGTCCGTTGACAATGTCCACATCTCGCCGAGCGTACAACCGGATTGTGATGATGTTGTTGGACCGGGGGGGAACCAGGGACCAGATATCATTGAAGTTCCCAACCCCGACACCCGTACCGTCGTTCAAAGCAATCTGGCCAACCGAAGTGAAATCCAAAACAGTATACCCGAAAGCCAGATCCTCATAGACTCGCACTCCGGGAGGCG